ATTGTCCGGCCCGGCCACCTGCAGGGCGAGCTGGTAATAGTTGATGGTGGCCTGCAGCGAATCCGCCTTCAGCGCCTGCGCCATCGGCGAGTTGACGTACATCGAGACCAGCAGCTGGTTGAAGCTCATCAGGTCCGGCAGGAGTCCCCATTCGTTGAGGATTTCCATGGCGCGCGGCACGATGACCTGAATGCCTTCCTCGTTAAGCCGGCCATAGGCGCCGATATGCACCTTGGCGTTCTGCTGGGCGACGATCGCCTGTTCGGTGGCGCTGGGCGGCGTGCGGCCGTCGTCGAAGATGCGCGTGTCGAGCAAGGCCTCGCGGATCTGGCGCTGGCCGTCGCCAATGACCATCTTCGCCACCTCGAAGCGCGCGGTGGCCGTATCGAGGCGCTGCACGTCGGGTCCCAGCAGGCCGCCGGTGGACTGCATGGGCCAGAACTCGCCCGGCCCGACGCGCACCGTGTCGGGATTGAACGTGCCGCCGGCGCGGAAACCCCAGATGCCGAGCAGCGAGATCGCCGCCGATTTGAGCGTCAGCTCCTGCGCCTTGTTGACCGTCTTGATGGTCGGCAGGGCGAACAGCACCGGGCCGCGCCCATAGGCCTCGCCCGGCCAGCGGTAGAAGCGCATGACGGCGATCGGCTGGGTGCGGTAGGTTGCCGTGGCGATGAAATCGAGGCCGTTTTCCTTTTCGAGGTAGACGCAGAAGCGCCAGCGGCCGTCCGGCAGGCGGAAGAAATCCTGATACACCGTCACCGGATCGTAGGGTTTCGAGCGCGCGGCGTCGCGGAATTCCTTGGTGAACGTGCCTTCCGGCCACGCCTCGACAACCGCTTCGCGGCCGAGATTGCAGCGCTTCCACGACACGATGTTGACGCGGCCCCAGGCGTCCTGGCCGATGGCGCATTCGTCCTGCGGGATGCAGACGAAGCGCAGCGGATCGTTGATCGACGGGCCTTTCAACGGCAGCACCACGCCGGTGCCGATGGTGAGGTCCGTGCAGGCCTCGAACATCGAGGTGTCGTACGAACCTGTCGTCATGAAGGGGTAGACGAAATCCGCCACCTCCTGCAGCTTGCGGTTCCACGCGGTGCGCTCGGACGGCTGCAGCTGGCGCGCGACGAACGGGCCGGTTTCCACCGTGAACGGCGTCGAGGCCGGGAACATCTGGCGCTGGATTTCGCCCGCGCAGTGCATGGCCGAGTTCGGGCCGGTCATGTCGAAGATCATCTGCGTGGGGGCTTTCGCCTTGCCCTGCCCGCCCGGCCGGCGGTTCGGCAGCACGTAATCGTAGGCCTCGCAATAGAGCGAATCCCAGCCGGTGCGCTGGCCCCAGAGCTGGGTGGCGCGCTGGCGCTGCTTTTCGACGGGCGTGACGGTGCTGTCGACCATCAGGAAAGGTCGGTTTTCTGGCTGGCGTCGGCCACGAACAGCCGGCGGCCGCGCGGGTTGCGGCGGGTCGCGCCGGTGCCGGAGCTGTCATTGGCGAGCGCGGCGAGCTGGCGATCGTTCGCCACGGCCTGCTCGCGGCGTTGCTGCTCCGCCGCCTTGCGCGCCGCCTTGCCCGGATTGAGGATTGAAGACATGTTCGTCCTTTCGCAGAACCCACAGGCCCGGCGACCGCAGACGAGCGGGCCGGAAGCCGACCAGCGCCGCCATGCGCTGACCCGCGCGGTTGGCGGGATGCACATTGGCGACGACGAGCGAAGCATCGGCCATGGGCAACAGCGTCAATTGCGCCATGCGGACGAGCCGTTTCATGTGCACGGCGGCCTCCGGCGCGATCGCCAGCGCCATTTCGATGCGCCGCCACCCGTGCCGGCCGAAGAACACGGCCGCCACCGGCTGGTCGCCGAGATAGACAGCTGCGGAATCGACGTCGCGCACCTGGCGAAGCACCATCCTTCGCGCACGTGCACGTGCGCCCGCGAGGGCGAGCGCGGCCGTGCGCGGGCAAGGCGAGACGATGCGCCAGGCGCTCATGTCTTGAACACGTCGAAATCGCTCTTGGCGCGAACCGAGCTCAACGGCACGACGTTGGCGGGCCGGCCCAGGGAGGCGGCATCCTTCTTCACGGCGCCAGGGCCGCGGTAGCCGAAAAGCAGATACTGCCAAGCCTCCATGATGTGGGAGTACTGGTTTTTCTCGATCTCCATGCCGAGCGTTGTCGGCTTGCTCGAGCTTTTGGTGAGCTGGTACTGCGAGACGAAGCCGCGGATCGTCCACTTGCAGGACGGATCGACCAGCAGCCGCGGCGTGTTGGCGTCGAGGTCGGCCAGATACCAGTTCACCGCCTCGAAGCGCGAACCCAGATCATTGCTGGCGGTCGGCGTGATCGATTGCTGTAGCGCCTGCTGGACGATGTCGACCCAGGCATATTCGCCGCGCTGCTTGTCGGCGCCGTACCAGCTCGAGGGATCGGCCCAGGCGCCGCCGCAGCGCATGCCGCGATAGTCGGCCAGAAGCACTTCCATGATGTTTTCGGCGAATCGCGCCGGTCCCGTGACTGTGTCGGGGTCCGAGCAGATTTCCCGCTGCGCCCGGAACTGCCCGTTCGGCATGAACTGGCCGATGCCGCAGGCCGGGCGGCCGCCGGCGTCCATGCCCATGTAGAACGGCAGCTCGGGCACGATCTGCAACGGGCTGTCGGCGCGGTTCTTCAACAGGTTGAAGCGCGAGAAGATCACCGTGCCGGTGGCCTTCGGCGCATATTGCCCATGCACGTTGCGGCGCGAATCCGGCGCGTCGGCGCCGCCGAACTGGCGTTCCTCCTCCTCGTATTTGTGGCGGGCCTTGCCGATGCGGTTTTCCGCCTGGGGCGACAGGCCGGACGGCTGCGAGAAAAAGTTGTAGCCGGGCCACTTTTCCGGGGCCTCGATCTCGCGCTCATAGGTCCAGTTGGTTTCGTCGGGCGGGTTGAAGTCGCCGCAGACGACTCGCGGAACGTTGATGGACTGCCGGCCGCTGTCGGGATCTGTGATCCAGCCCAGCCGCTCGCCCTCCCATTCCATCATTTCGGCTTCCGGAGGGTAGCGGCCGGTGCGGCCGTAGAGCTTGCCGGGCGCGTCCTGATGGATCAGGTCGCATTCGTTGAGCCAGCCACCCGAGATCTCGTAGCCCTTGAAGAAACTGTCGAGGTTCTGCTCGCCGATCGCGCCGAACTGCATTTCCATGCGCACCGGCGTCAGGCGGTTTTCCCATTGGCCTTTGCCGATCCACCATTTGCGGATGACGTCCCATTCGAGGATGTGGGTGACGGGCCGGTCCTGGCCGCCGGAATAGGCGTCCTTGCCCTCGGCCGTGAACGGTCCTGACTTCGGGAACGCCTCCAGCCACGACGCCAGCGCCGTTTTGGCCATTTCGCGGTAGGTGTCGCGCACCGCCGCCCAGCGCACATGTACGACGCCGTCCTTGCAGACGGGGAAGTCCACGGCCGAATGGCGGATCATCTTGTAGATCGATGCGACGGTTTTCCCGCTGCCCCAGGGGCCACGTATCAGGTCGATCGGCCCCATCGACTTCACGTAGCGCTCGGCGACCGGGCCGGGATAGCGGTAGTGATCGATGAAATCGTGCCGCCGTATCTGCCCTTGACCCATGACCCTCGGCCCTTTCCGGCGCCGCTCCCGCGCGCCCGCGCCCCGATTCACCGCCGAGAAATTTATTTCCGGCGCTGGGGAGTCCGTTGCGGGCCTGTCGGCAAAGGGCCGTGTGTGTGAGGCACACTGCCCGTGGGGGGACGGGGTGCCCGCGCGTTTTGGAAATTCGGCCCGCCGCACCTGGGCGGCGAAGGCACCCGGGGGCGGGGTCGAGGCAGGCGCGGCGGGCTGGACGCCTCGCGCGCACGTGCGCGAGAACCGCCCTCGCCGATCCGGTTTTCAAGCGGCACATGATTTGCGATCATGTGCCGCACCAATGAAATCAATGCGTTAGCTAATCGTGCGACTTGTCCGGGGTTTGTCTCACGGCCTCGCCATCGATAACCCCTTGATTTCCTTCGCTTTCGTCGGTCGGCAGAAACTCGGCGCTGGCGAAGCCGTTGGCGGCCAGGACGGCGACGTTGTTGCCGTCGCCGATGACCATGATCGGCCGGTTCGATCCGCCGCCACCGGGTGGCAGATCGAGCTGCTGGGGCTTCGCCGAGTGGTGGAACTTCATGAGCGTCGTCGCCGCTCGCTCCTGCAAGGCCGCCACGAACTGCGGATCGGGCGGATTGTAGAGGATGTTGCCCTTGCCATCGCGCTTCATGACGCCGTTCTCCTGCATCGGCACGCGCAGGAACATCGCCAGCTTCATCGTGTCGGCCGACTGGATCAGGCTAAGCGTCTCCCAGGGATCGCGGTGCCCTTTCGCCTGCAGGTAGGCGATCATGTCGTTGTTCTTGCGGTTGAGCGATCCGGCCGGCCTCCCCCTCGCCCTGCGTTGGTGTAGAGCAGGTTCCGCCGCCATCGCAAACAGGTCCTCGGGCGACGCATCGGGCAAGCCGGCCAACAGGTCGGCAGGATCGGCGCCGGGCAGCTCGGCGTCGGCGCCAGGCGCGGCCGGATCGGCGTCGATCGCCGGCGGATCGGCGCGCGTGTGGGCGTCTGGATGCCCCTGATCAGGCTTCTTCGCCATCGCAAATGCCCCAAGGCCTATTTTTTATTCCGGTTGCACCGCGAGGCCTTTTGTAACTGCGCTGTAACCGCCATTTCGATAGGAAATTCAAATGGATATCCATGCGGGTTACATGGTTACAAGGTTACATCGTGGCGCGTATGCGCGCGCGCGCGTGTAGCGATCCATCGTCTAGGCCGTAACCCGTAACCTTTCCATTCATGTCTTTGATTTCCTTGCGATTTTCCGGTTACATCGCGGTTACGATGCTGTAACCCTGTAACCTCTCCCGCGCCCATTGGCCGAGACGCCCAGCCTCGCCCGCCGCGCCTAACGTCCATTGCCAGCCGGTGGATGGAGGCGACGGAATTCATTTTCAGCCTCAAAGGGCGTGGGCGCGGGCGTCAATTGCGGGCGCGGGAAATGCTGGTAGAAATGGGCGCGGGTTGAGGGTCGAAGACATGAAAATCATCGCCGACGCATGGTCGAAAGAGACCGGGAAAGTGCACACGCTGGTCGATACGCCGCTGGACGCTGAATGTGTCGACCCGGCGAAAGATGGCGTTGAGATAACGCTCAAGAGCAACGCTGTCAGCCTGTCCGGCGAGTTCAGGCTCCGGCTGCAGCTCACGATCGAGGAAGCGGCAGCGCTTTACCAGGGCGCGCTCCAGCGGCCGCTGCTGGCGCAAATAGACCAGCTCAAAATGGAAATAGATATGCTCCGCGCCGGGCGTGGGAGATGAAAGCAGCGTGGCCCTGCCGGGCCACTGGTTGTTTCATCCGCGACGCGTGGCATTAGCCCCGCGCGCCAGGCTGGCGGCAATGGAGAGGTCAGCGCCGGGCGCGCTCAATGGGTTTAGACTGAACCGGATTCGCGTGGCAGGGCGCGCTGGTCGCGCGCCATCACTCCACCTTCCCCGCGAACCGCTCGAACGCCTCCAGATCGATCAGCAGGCAGCGCTTCGCCACGTTGTTGATCTTCA